GCCGGCACCCAGCCCGGGTGTACCGGCCACAAAGATATTGTGGAGAACTGAATGACAGACGAACAGCACCGAGAGTTTGAAGCCGTAACGCGTCCGGTGATCGAATGGCTGAACGCAAACGGAAACCCTAACATGGTGATCGTGATCGCCCCGGCTACCGCCGTGTTGTACGGCGGAGAGATTGCGTACGTGACTGACGACTACCTTCGCGACTGACGTACGGTATAGCGTCAGAGATTAGTGGGTGGGCGCAGCGGAGGCCCGCTGCGCCTTAGATCCGGAAGGCTGATTAGTAGAGGTATGTATGAAGATTGGAGCACTGATGTTATTTCAGCGGATGCACTGCAACGGCACGCCGAGCAGCAGCATCGTGGTAGCTTCATGGCATTGGAAGTGGTCTTTGACGTGGCGGTGGCACCTTGCGTGGTCGCCCGGAATTCCCGGGTGTCGGGGCGCACACTTCATGCGGACACATAGAAGTCAAGGATTCAACTTTCACGCAGGTGTAGACGTTCCTTTACTCGGTAGGTTATCGCTGCAGACGCAACCAAACATGCCGACTCGCGGAGTTCATCAGGAGAGGTAGTATATGTGTTTCAGCGGATATATCTTGGTACTGGTACTAGCTACCAGTTCCTCGGCCTACTCTGGGGCCACTACGGTTCAGGCCGAATTCGAGACCGAGCAACGTTGTATGGCTGCGGGTACTGCGATTAATGAAAACGCGCACAAGCGTGGTAGCCACGTACTGACTTGGGGCTGCTTCAAGCGCTAACATACGGTGGTATATATGGAATTCAAGATCACGGAAGACAAGGTTAATCGCATGCTGGAGAATAGCCTCCGGAAAGCTATCAGCGAGTACCTAGTAGGTGGGTACGGAATCAACGCTACCTTACGTAAAATGGTAGACGCGACTATTAAGAGGCAGGAGGCTGTCATAGCGGAGGCGATAGAGGATGCAGTCGCCAGAGCCGTAGTGTCGCCGGGGTTTTTGCAGACCGTCGAGAAAGAGATCGCTACTGCCATGGCTAATGTGTATCGCGGTTCGTTTGACGCAGTGGTCAAGGCCGCTGCTAAGCAGGCCGCTAATAACGAGGTTGTTGCCCGTCGCGTCGCGGAGCTTACGAGACAGGCAGCAGGGATACCAAACGATCCCGGCGTCTAGCCTAGTTTGCAATCGATTGCACACAGAACCCGCGCCAGTCGCGGGTTTTATTTTATCTACATGCCGAGTCTGTTGCCTTTTTACCACAAAGCCCCTATATTCTTTCCGGCAAACAACCATAAAGGTGCACGGAAATGGATACGGTCAAAACGTACTGCGCAAAAGTCGAGGAGGTTCATTCCGCCGACGACTATATTCTCTTGGTTAACCTTGGTGTAGATGGCCTATTCAAGCGCGTTCGCGTACGTCTGGCCGGCGTTGACACCCCCAATGCCTACAAGGCTTCTGCCGATACCGAGGCGGGCAAGGTCAGAGATGAGTGTAAGAAAATTCTTTCGAACCGCTGCCGGATTGAAGTAGTCTCGGAGGGTAAGGGCGGCTGGATTGTGCGTATGTACACGCATGAGACAGACACCGAAGTCATCTGCATTAACGATCTGCTGTGTAGTCGCGGATACGTATACAAGGCACCGTCCGGGGTGGCCCAGTGAGTACACATACCAAACACATCAAGCGCGTGCGTCGCAGTGGTGATGAAGGCAACGTTACTGCACGTGTCCGTCGCATCCGTATCGGTGTAAACCGCGCCGACCGCACACGCCAGAAAAGTAAAGATGACGGCCTGCTGCTGTCTGGCGGAGACTACCCGCTTACGCCTCCGTACGAGATATCAAGACTGTCTCAGCTTATCGAGACCAGTAACATGCTCAAGCAGTGCGTCGCGGCGATGGTAACGAACGTGGGTCTTTGCGGGTGGGAGGTGGTACCTGCACATCCGGATATCCCGATGGACCCGAACGAGAAAGAGGAGCTTGAGTCGTTCGTGGAAAGCCCGAACTCTGAAGAGAGTCTGACAACCATCCACGCCAAGATCGTCAACGACAAAGAATCTCTCGGCTTTGGGTTCCTTGAGGTGATCAGAGACACGCAGCGTCGTGTATCTATCCTTCGTCATGCCCCCGCAGAGACGACGCGCTTGTGCCCGAAGGACACCGAAGAGGTACTTGTCGAGTACGACGTGGCGCGCGGGCCTCGTGTTTCGATGGTCCGGGAGGTTCGCACTTTCCGCAAATACGTTCAGGTCGTAGGTGGTACCTATACCTACTTCAAGGAGTTCGGTGACCCCCGCAAGATGGACTATCGCACAGGTCGGTTTGCCAAGCGCGGGTCGCCTGTGGCGCCCGAGTACGAAGCTACCGAGCTTATCCATTACCGCCACCTGTCCCCTGACGCGTACGGCGTACCGCGATGGACGAACCAGATCCCGGCTATCCTAGGCTCTCGCGAGGCTGAAGAGGTCAACCTGCGGTATTTCGAGGACAATACGGTACCGCCCATGCTGCTATCCGTGGCGGGTGGCCGTCTTACTGCAGAGTCCTTCCGGTCACTGAAGCGTCTGATCGAAGGCCGGGGTGTGGGTAAAGAGCGACAGAACCAGATTCTACTTATCGAGGCTATCCCTGAACAGGAAAACCTTGACAGCAAGGGTACTGTGTCATTGCAGGTAGATAAACTGACGGACGCCAGACCCTCAGATGCGCTATTCAGTGCGTACGATGAGGCGAATCAGGCCAAGATTCGGTCTTCTTTCCGTCTCCCCCCGGTCGCTGTAGGGCTCTCGCAGGACGTGACATTTGCTACAGCCAACGTATCCACCTTCGTAGCAGAGTCGCAGGTGTATGCCCCTGAGCGGAAGGACTACGACGAAAAATACAACAAGATGATCGTCAATAACCGTAATGGGCTCAACCTCAAGACTGTCAAGCTGAAGAGCAAGAACCCGTCGATCACTAACCCTGAGATTCTTCTGAAGGCACTCACTGCCCCTGAGCGGAAGGACTACGACGAAAAATACAACAAGATGATCGTCAATAACCGTAATGGGCTCAACCTCAAGACTGTCAAGCTGAAGAGCAAGAACCCGTCGATCACTAACCCTGAGATTCTTCTGAAGGCACTCACTGCCCTGAACGTAATGGGTGGCTTGACTCCGCGATCAGCACAGATTGCTGCAACCGCAGCGCTCAACACGGATATCGAACGGTACCCCGAGCCGGGAGAGGAAGGCTACGAAGAGTGGATGGACAAACCTATCGCCCTCACATTGCGCAATACCACGGCCAATACGCACAATGAGCAGTCGGTGAAAGATGACGAGGTGAAGAAGATCGAGGACGATGGTGACGTGGGCGCTATACAGCCTGAGCACGGGTCGGAGTAAGAAACATGCAATCGATTGCAAATTCCAAACTCAAGCGCAGGTCCGACAAGCAGTGGGACCGCATCGTGATGGCCGAAGTGTTGATCCCCGGCACCCCTAACGTGTTCGGCGATCTATGGACTGAGGAAGGTATCCAAGACGCTGTGCAGAAATACATGGTGCTTGGGTACATCATCGACGTAGAGCACGACATGGTGGATGTGACAGGTAAAGCCCACGTTGTCGAGTCGTTCATTGCGCGTGAGGGGGACACCACATTCATTCCCGGCTCTTGGGTCATCGGTATGTATATCCCGGACGATGATCTCTGGGACAAGGTACTATCGGGGGAGATTAATGGTTTCTCGTTCGAGGCCGTCGTATCTATGTTGGAGGGCGTGCTAGTATATGAGGACGACAACTTTCGAACCGGATACACTGAGCCAGACCCGTATGACGGGCATCGCCATCCCTTCGCCGTATGGGTGGATGACGATAACCGACCGACAGCGGGAGGTACGGAAGAAGTTGACGGTCATTCACACACCATTACTACCCACTCTGTGACCGATGAGGCCGAAGGTCACACCCACCGATTCACCATACTGCAGGAGGTGTAAAGCATGAGTACCGAAAAGAAACGCAACGTCAACGTACTGACCATGGATACTCCGAAATCACTTACGTTGACGAAGCACCCAGCCAATCAGATTGGTTTTCGCGTGGTCCGCAGCGATACCGGGGAAGAGACGATTGCCCGCCGCGTTCGCCGCGCCCGTTCCGACCAGAAAACCTCCTTCCTCTATATCGAGTTCCCCGCCGGCACCGCGCCTGAAGATGCCGCCAAAGAGGCCGAAGCGTTTGGCGTCAAGGGTTACGAGGTGATCGCCGAGGACGACCGCGTTATCGTGCGCCGTAGTGACTACGTTCTCAGCGATGCGCCGACCGTTTCGGTCAACATCGGCGGTGGGCGCAAGGTCGTTATGCTGCGTTCGGATATCAATGCCGACCCGGCACCAGACAGCGGTTTGCAATTGATTGCACTCAGCTTCGATAAGAGTGTGTATCGCTCCGACGACGAGGTTTCTCAGTACCTCCAAGACAAAGGTATTGACACGTCAGCCGGCGCCGTCGAGAATACCGACACGCACTACATTTTCCGGCGCAGTGATGTGAAAGCGGAAGGTACTGCCGGGAAGATCGAGGTTGATTCTGGTGTAACGGTTTCTGTGGTTCGCGCCGACATCATGGATGTCCCCGAACCTCTTCTGGTGGTGGTGAACGAGGCGGCATACGGTAGCTGGGGTTGGGGGCAGTTGGACTTCAGTGCAGCCATGGCCGATGTTGAGTTCTCTCGGATGTCGGACGAGGCAATCTACCGCCTTCGTGACGTACTGGAAAACATTCTCTTCTACAACCGTCTTCCGGTAGCTGCGCGTAAGGAGCTTATCGCTCGCGCTACCAGTCAATTTTCCAGCTTCATCGGTAGCCTGCTTGATGGGTTGCCGGAAGGTGTGGTTTTAGCGAGTCGTTCTGACAATCAAAAGGAGTCACAGATGAGTACCAAGAAAACTGAAGGCGAGGCCCAGACGATCACCCGCGCCGATGTCGAAACCATCGTTGCCGAGTCGTTGTCCAAGGCACTGCCGGATGCGCTGACGAAAGCGCTGGAAGGCGCGAACATCACCCGTTCGGAACCCACCCCCGAGCCCACCCCGGAAGATCCCGTTTTGAAGTCGCTGGAGAACATCACCCGCTCCCTCGGTGAACTCTCTACCTCGGTTACCGCCGTCAGCGACCGTGTTGGCAAGATCGAATCGACTACCGTTGTCCGCTCCGATTCGCCGGATGACGAAGATGACGACGATGACGATGCTGAGGGTGACGACAACGAAGCCACCAACAAGACCCGGAACAAGACCGCCAAGCGTACCGATGTGTTTGCCGGCATCTTCAGCCGCAATCTGCGCGCCTGATCACCACACCACCTTTACGAGGAGTAGCCATGACCACACGTAACAAAACCCTCCTGCAGCGTGCCGATATCGCACTGTCGGACCTCGCAGCCAACGGCGGTTTGCTGGATGCTGAGCAGGCGAATGCCTTCATCGACATGGTGATGGAGCAGCCCACCATCCTGCGCCGTGTTCGCACCATCCGTATGACCGCCCCGCGCCGCAAGATCAATCGTATCGGCTTCGCCAGCCGTATTCTGCGTGCCGCCCGCCAGACCGGGGGCGAGAACGACGACGGTACCAACGACCGCTACCTGCTGGCTTCGGAGCGCTCCAAGCCGACCACCTCGCAGTTTGAGATCAACACCGAGGAAGTCATCGCCGAGATCCGGCTGCCTTACGAACTGTTCGAGGACAACATCGAAGGCGACTCGCTGGAGTCGCACATCATGCGCCTGATCGCCGAACGCGCGGCAATCGATCTGGAAGAACTCGCACTGGCTGCTGACACCACCTCCGGCGACTCCTTCCTCGCCCTGCACGATGGCTACCTCAAGCGCATGAGCGTCAATGTGGTGGACAACCTGAGCGCAGGCATCACCCCGGCTCTGTTCAAGAACGGTATGCTCGCGATGCCGCAGAAGTACCTGCGCAATCTGTCCCAGATGTCGCATGTCATTTCTGTCGCCAACACGATCAAGTATCGCGACGTTGTTGCGCAGCGCGCCACCGGCTACGGCGACGCAATGCTGACCTCGCAACAAGCGATCAACGCCTACGGTGTGCCGGTCGATGCGGCACCGATGCTGGCCGCTGTCGGTAGCGGCAATCAGGGCTTCTTCACCTTCCTGCAGAACTTGGTGTTCGGTATCCAGCGCGACATTCGTGTCGAGGTTGACCGTGATATCCGCTCGCGTGAGTTCATCGTCGTGCTGACCGCACGTGTGGCCTTGGGCGTGGAAGACCCCGACGCTGCCGTGAAGTACGTCAACATCTGATCGTTGATCTTTCACAGGGGGCTTAGGCCCCCTTCTGTCTTCTGGAGGTTGTACCATGGCAATTGAACAAAATTCGCAACTCGGGGTAGGCGGTACCGGGATGCATGGCGCGGGTCAGGGTTCTGCCGCTCGCATGCTCCGCGAGCTTCAGGGTCTTCGTGTCAGCATTGTGGCTGGTGGCTCGGCAAACACCAAGCTGGCACTCTCCACCATCCGCGATACCGATACCATCATCTCAGCCCTGAACAACAACGCCGGCACCATTACCGACGTTACCGGCACCATCAGTATTGACGACCTCCGCGCGGTCGGTACGGTTACTGTCGGTACCGCAGCAGCCAACGATACCGTGACTGTGGCGGGTTCCGTCTACATCCTCGTACCGGCCATCGAGAAGGTCGAGCAGTTCGACTACACCAAGGTCAAGGTTGGTGCGACCGCTGCGGAGACCGCCGCGAATCTCGCAGCCGCCATCAACAAGCGCGAAGGCAACCGCAGCGCCTCGCAGGTGATCGCCACGGCAGCATCCAACGTTGTTACGGTTCGTGCAGTGGCCGAGGGTACCTCGGGTAACAGCATCACACTGGCCGAGGTCGGTAGCAGCTTCACTGTTTCCGGCGCTACCCTCGCAGGCGGATCGGCGACGGGTGGTATCCGTTCCACCGGGGCCACCAATTCGGTGATCCTGTTCTGGCTCGAAAAGCCGTAATTGCAATCGATTTCAAATCGGTAGGAGAGAATCATGGGTGCAAAAGTTAAGGTGGTTTTGCTTGGTGCAGGTCGTTGTATGACTCCGGCCAGTGGTTCGGATGTTATCGAGCGCGGTGGTTCGTTCTTCGTTACGGAAGAGCAGTACGAAACGATGAAAGACCTTACCGGCGTTGATCGTCGTGGTGCTCCGTGCCCCATGTACGAACGTGCCGAATCGCAAGAGCCGGAAAGCGACGCGGGTGCGGTTCTCTCCGTGGAAGAAGACAAGCCGCTGGACGTGGATGTTCCGGAAGATCTCGCAGCCCATATCGCGGGCGCCCATGATGGTGACAGCGCCGATGGTGAGGAAGGCGCTGACGAGGGTTCCCCGGAAGGCGGTAATGACGGTGACGACCCGACGAACCAACCGGAGCCCACCGAAGAAAAAGAACCCGCCGAAACCAAGAGCGAAGCAACTGCCACGGCTGCACGCGTGAGCCGCAGCCGCACCTCCGGCAAGACGAAGTAAGGGAGATCAGGATCGTGCGCCTTGCTGACCCGAAAAAAGTCCTTGCTGCCGCAGGGATCACCGAGAGCGTAGGCTCTCTTGCATCGGCGGGGCACGCTCTTGATCTGTCTTTCTCTATTGTCGAAGGTGTTCTGGAATCAAAACTGGACTACGCCTCGGTGATCGATTATTTCGATTACTGGGGCGCCAGTACTTCTGACGGCTTCCAGATTTACGATCTGCGCCTGTGTCACAGGTTTGTAGATCCGGATAGCGTAGTTGTGCGGGTGAGTGCGGACGGTTCCTCACTCACCTCTCCCACGTCAGGAGTCATTGCGGACCCTAGCACGTACAGAGTAGATAGCGAGCGTGGCCTAGTACACCTCACCTCCCCACGGATGCGGGGTGCGTCTATGGTATCTGTGACGTATGACTACGGATTCGCTGAAGGCATGCCTGTACCTTCGGCTCTTCAGGATGTCTGTGTTATCGCCGCAGTACTCACACTCAACAGCTTGCCTGCTACGCCGGCCAATCGCGGGGCTGCTTTGGTGGTCAACGTGCAACGTGCCATCTACGGGCACCTACGCGCCGCCGCCAGCAAGTTTGATCGCCCTCGCCTGAACGTTGAACACTACGCCCGCACCGAGGCTCTGTAATGTCGACGGTTACGGGCCACAAACGCCTAGTAGCCCGACTAAAGAGGATACGTGAGCGCCTGCCGGAGGTTTTTGACGACAGCGCTGCTAAAGCCCTCTTAATACGGCGTATGCGGGCAAGGTTTATCGCTGAGATCTCGCCTGACGGCATACCGTGGCCTGCACTAGCGGATAGCACCATCGCCCGTAAGAAAAAGAAGGGTATAACCAACCCCGCAAAGAAGCTGATTGAGACAGGCGCAATGTATCGTGCCTTTGGTGAGATTAGCGGACGCAACGCCGGCCTGCTGGCTATAAACACCGGTCTGGGTTTCAGGGTAGGTATCGATGATCCTGAGCTTACGATGCGGGCGAGAGTGAACAACTACGGTAGCTTCCGTGTTCCGGCACGAGAGTTCATGGGTCTAAGCGAGTCTGACGTACGGTCTTACAGAGAAGCTGTGGCGCGCAGACTGCGAAACATAGTTAGGGGGTAGTATGGCTGACAGGACGATTGCAGCGTTATCCGGCGAGCTTGTGTCTTTGGTACAGGAAGTACCTGCATTCTCGGAAGGTTGCTTTTCTGTGTTTGACCTTTCGGACCTTAAGGTGAAGTCTAACCATCAGGCGTTCCCTGTCGTAGGGGTGAGCTTTGACGGGGCGGTACCTAACCCCGGTAATCAAGCTACACCAGCAAACAGCGCAAGTCGTAGTACGGCCTTGGTGCTTATTCAGTTCAGCGTTATACTCGGACTGCAATACAATTTCTCCGGACAGGACGACACCAAGCCTCACGGTACGAACCTGCTGGATGATTTGCGTACAAGAATCTCAGGGTATCAAGGGGTGAATAATCGCCCGTGGGTGTGGGTGGGCGAGAAGCCGGAGGATGACGCATCTGACGACGGCATTATTTTCTACAGCCAGACTTGGCGCACTACCGTGGCGTCAGTTGGTAAGTTCAACAGCTAGACGAAGGAGTAACACAAATGGCTTTGACGAATTACTACTACTCGGGCCAAGGTAGCCTGTTCACCGCCGTGCGCGATACAGTCACCGGCAAGCCGATGGGTTTCGAGCGTCTGGGGAACATTCCGGAGCTTTCGCTCGATATCGAGGTGACCAACTTCGAACACAAGGAATCGGAAACCGGCGCCCGGGGCCTCGACTTGATCCTGAACAAGGAACGTAAGGGTAAGTTCACTTTCAAGATCGAGTCGATCACGCTGGAAAACCTCGCCCTCGGCCTGATGGGTAACATGTCCACCGTGGCTGGCGCGTCTGTCACCGGCGAGTCTGTGAAGGTCTACCTTGGCAAGCGCACACCCCTCGCCAACCCACGTATCTCGGCTGTGACCATCAACGATGGCGTTACCCCACTCGTCGCTGGTACCGACTACACCCTCGATCTGGCGAACGGCGTCATCATCTGGCCGGACACTCACGGCTCTCTGGTGGACGGCGACATCGTTACCGTGGACTACACCCACGGTGGTTATACCCGTCTCGACTCGTTCACCCAAGCCAGCGCCAACGAGCGTTACCTGCGTTTCGAGGGCCTGAACACCGTGGACGATTCTTTGGTGATCGTTGACCTGTTCCGCTGCCAGTTCGACCCGCTGACCGGCTACGGCCTGATCAACGAAGAACTCGCCAGCGTGGACATCACCGGCTCTCTGCTGGCCGACCCGTTCATCACCTCCGGGTCTCGTTTCTTCATCCAGCGTAACGTGGCGGCGTAACCGCCGGTATCGTCAGGGCGCCCCTTCGGGGGCGTTTTGTTTTTTGCAACCAGTTGCAATAATCTAGGTAGGGAGGTTTACTGTGGACCGAAATATTTACGCGTACACTGGCCCCGGGCATGACTATCCGGAGTACATCTCAATCAGCGAAGATGAAAACGGTCGCGTTCGCATCAACATGCGGAGTCGCGGGAATGGCGGTACGGACACTGCGGGTGTGCTCATGACTCGCGACAAGGCAGCGGAGTTGAGTGAAGTCCTCAGCAGCCACCTCGGTAAACCTCGTGAGTTGCCGAAGGCCCCCAGCCATCCTGATGTTCCGCGACCGTCTGACGATGAACTCGCGGAGCTTGCTTTGCAAGTGTGCTACGCCATCGAAGCGTGCGGGGCCAGTACGGAACTTACCAAGGCAGTCTGTCTCGCGAGCGACTTGCATACCTACCTGAAAAAACCCCGTGTTGTGGAGGGCCAATAACATGAGCGATACTGAAGTGAAGAACAGCGGCGACGATTTGGCAAAAGTATTCGACGTGCCGAAGGTGTTCACCTTATCTGATGGTCGCGATGTGGTCATCTCGAAGAGCAAGCTGCGCAATCTTACGCGCATCATCAATTTTGCTCAGCGTGTGATTTCTTCGCTCACGTCGGCAGGCGTGATCGGGGTCTCGGGTACCGGCCTGAGCGTGGCAGTAAACAACCCGTCTGTGATTTTGCAATTGATTGCAGAATTCAGCGACGAGTTTTACTCGATTGCTCAGCTTCACGTGTCGCTCAGCCTCGACGAGCTTATGGACATCGATACCGACGATGCGGTGTTGTTGTTCATCGAGATCATCAACTACAACAAACATTTTTTCGTACAAAGGGTGGCGCCTCTTCTAAAACTACAGTAAAACGTACGTTGTTCCCCGGTGGTAAAAAGCCGGGGAAGAAAGCCACCCGTTCCGTCATAGACGATATCCACTACTTAGTAAGCCACGGTCACGACTTAGAAGCGATAGGTGATTACGACCTCGACCGCTTCGATGCATTCGTAAGTGCCGCAATGCGCCTAGACGCTGCCAAGCGCCTAGAGTATATTGATGACACCACTGTGGCAGTAGGTAGGCTGTTCGACTCAAAAGGGGAGGCCAGCAAAGAACTACTGTCAGCGCTTTCAACTATGGCAGGGTTCGAAGATGGCTGATGAGCTTCTAGCAGTAGATGTACGGGGCACAGACAACGTCTCCCCCGTACTCAAACAAATTGAGTCCGGGGTTATCCGGTTTGTGGGGGCGGTATCATCCGCCCTCACTGTTTTATCAGTCGTAGGGTTCCCAGTCGCCTCCGCAGCACAGTTCCAGAAAATGCTGCTGGAGGTGAAGAAGACTACCGACTTTACGTCTGACTCCATGCAGGTTCTGAAAGACGGACTGCTGGAGGTCTCAAAAGGCTCCAATGTCGCTCAGACAGAGCTAGCCCGTATTGCTGCCCTAGGCGGTCAGATGGGTGTGGGCGAGCAGGGGCCAGAAGCCCTCGTAGCCTTTACGGAAGAACTCTCCCGCGCTGTCACCGCTCTGGACGTAAGTGCTGATCTTGCCGCCCCCGCGATGGGTAAGCTGGTCAATATCTTCAACCTACCTCTAGGCGAATTCCGTAACGCTGTCGCCGTTATCAACCAGTTATCCAACGTCTCCACTGCCACCGCTGAAGAGATCTTGGACGTGATGCGTCGTATCGGCGACTTGGGTGGCTCGTCTACGTTCTCGCAATCTGCCGCGCTTTCCGCCCTAGCCATTGATATCGGTCTGACGGCAGAAACGGCAGGCACCACGATTACCAAGATCTTTGCCGACATGAAGTCGGAGGCCGCTGCGTTTGCCTCCTTCATGGGTATGTCTACTCAAGAGTGGGTTGACATTGTCGGTAACGACGCTGTGACCGGTCTGACTCTGTTCTTGCAGCAACTAAACAGGCTACCCGCCGAAGTTGCCGCACAGTCGAAAGTCGAGCTTACGGGCGGTGGTCGTATCTTCGAATTTGTCACCAAGATGCAGAACCAGTTGCGTCAGGGTGACGGCTCGCGTATGGCTACTCTGCTTCGTGAAGCGAACGAAGAGTGGGTGCTTGGTACGTCTGCGATCAAAGAACAACAGAACGTACTGTCGGGTACTATCGCCCAGTGGGAGATCTTCCGTAACCGTGTAAATACGACACTGATCGCGGGAGGTGACGAGGCCCTGCGCGGTATTAACGACTTGCTCGCGTCGCTAGGCGACACACTATCGGCGCCCGAGTTTGTCGAAGGCTTTGCTACTTTTGTGAGTAACGCCACCGAGGTTACGCGGGCCATCCTGACCATGATGGGGTCTGTGTCTAGTGTGCTGGGCGGTAGCGGTATTGAGTGGTCGTCAGTGTTCAATATCGCGGGTTTGCTCGTCGCCATCGGGATCATGAAGACTATCCCGGCCCTTATGGGTCTGGTAGGTCGCGCGGTCACCGGGGCGCGTAATACCCCTAGTTCTGCTGGGGGTGGGGCTGAAGAGCAGCAGATAGCCACGCAGCGTACGCTACGCCAGCGCATCGAGGAGCGAGCACGCGCAGCAGTGGATGGCTATAGCCGCGAACAGCAGGCTATTGCTGCGACCTCGACACGTCGTAATGCCGACGCTGAGATCGCTCGCCGACAAGGCGAGCTAGCCCGCACGCAAGCCACCGCAGCAGCAGAGCATAACGTACTGCTGACTACACTGGAGAGGAACAAGGTAGCACTCCGCTATGAGTCGCTACAAGCCACCGCACGGGCAGGACAGATCGAAGCAGCGTGGAACGCCAGACTCGCCACCCTGCAGCAGGCGAGAGTAGTTGCAGAGCAGAGGCTGGCGGCAGCTATCGCGGCTCGGGATACCGTATCTGAGAGATCCGCACGGGCGGAACTTGCGCGAGTTGGTCGGCAGGCCGGTGGGGTTAACTCTAGCTACGCCCAGCAACTACAGCGTGAGCGTCAGCAATCACAGGCGATACTCGCGGGGATGCGTAACGATTACGGACGCACGCTGGAGGATATCCGCACCCTGCGTCTTACTACTGGTACCCGCACCTCTATCCTTTCAGGAGAGATTGAGTCGTTCCAGCGTGATCGCGAACGGTTGCTCGCAGAAGTAGCTGCACTTCAGACCCAGACCAGCCGTAGTCGTCTGTTTACCGGCATGGAGTCGGCTGGTCGGGTCATGATGACCGGACTTATCGGTACCGTGACGGCGGGTATGCGAGTGATCAACGCTGTGAGTTTGCAATCGTTTGCAAATATGCAGACTAGCGGCACAAGCACTTTCCGCAGCATCGCCACACAAGCTACTGCTATGTCGGTTGCGGTACGCAACGCGTTCGCATCCATGGCCGGCATCGCCATACCTGCTGGGGCGAGTTTGGGTTTCGTCGGTAACGCTGCGGTAGTTGCGTCTGGCGGCATAGCGGCACTAGCGCGAGGGGCTATCCTACTACGCGCAGGGTTGACTGGCCTGATGACTCTTGTAAGCCGGCTCTTCTACCTTTTTATCCTGATCGACATCGCTAAGATGGCTTTGCAGTTCCTCGGGGTAATGGATGATGTAGAGGCGCTGGTTGATAGCGTGATCGGTAAGTTCAACAAACTGACCGGGCTCAAGATTCCAAAGTTCTCTGATGCACGTGAGAGTGCGGCGGAAGCACGACAGCTTGAGCAGCAGATTCGCAATCGTGAGCGTCTGTACGCACAGGCGGAGGCTTTCGGTAAGCGTTTTGGCGAGATCCGCCCAGTAGCAGATATCGAACAAGAACCGTTCAACACGGGTCTTACTGATATGGCGAAGCGGCTAGATACGTTCATCGCTACTATCGAGAAAGGTATTCAGTTTGGTGGTAGCGACGAGCTTGTGCCGGCAGAGGCTTTCCTGCAAGGCGCAGACGCCATCCGCACTATCGAGCAGCAGATCACCGCCCTTACTGAGCGGCAGCGTGAGCTTAACGAAGAGCAGCAGCGCTCTAGCCAGACGGCAACGTATGACCCCCTCGCGCTGGCTCAGCTTGAGCGAGCAGCGGCTATCAACGCGCTGGAGGTAGATCAGCAGAAAGAGCTTGAGCGACTGCAAAAAGCCAAAGCTGCTGACGAGAAGGAATACATCGCTCGTCAGCAGGAATCGCGCGTTCTTGATCAGCAGCGGTTTGAGTTGATGGTAGCGCAGGACCGTCTGACGAAAGCGATTCTGTCCGGGTTGGGGCAGACCGCGAATCAGGATCTATTCGGTACTGACCAGTTGCTCGCCCGCCTCATCAACGCTAAACAGGTTCTGGACTCTATCAATCAAGCCAGAGGCGCTACCCAACAGGAAGCGAATACCGAGGGGGCTACTGGGCCTGTAAGCACCGCTACACTTGAGAGACTGAAGGAACTCAACACCCGGTCGAATGAGGCTAAGGCTGTCTTCGAAAACCTGACAGCAGAAGTAGCCGGCACGGATACAATGGTTCAGGCCTTCGGTAGAAATGCCCGCAATGTAACGCAGCAGCTTGCATCCGCCCCGAACGCCGACGCATTGTTTGCTGGTATCCGCCGTAATTCTGCGCTTGCTGGGGATAGCCTTAGCGTATTCACTCGCGGGTTGGCTGCGGTAAACACGTCGCTGGACGAGCAGTCCCGCCTCGCCGCACGCTACGCATTCGGTACCCAGATGGCTGCGGCATACAAGCTGTGGGCGCAGAATGCCAGCGCCGCCGCAGAGCAGGCCAAGAACGCCATTAATCAGGCTGTATCTCAGAACCAGCGCGACTTGGACGATCTCGTGAAGTCTGCGGTAGAGGCAGATCAGCGTATTCGCCAGAATCAGAACACGGCTGATCTGCAAGTTAGCGGGCGGAAGCTGGATGCAGCTACTGAGAGAAAGCTATTTGACCTTGACCTTGAGCGGCAGAAAAAACTAGACATCATCCAGTTGGATGCCGAGTACGGTCGCCTTAGTGATGAGCAGGCTAAGCGCCGTGAATTTGCCATCAAGCAGGAGTTCGATAAGCGTGCTCAGGCCATCCGTGATGTAGCCGAGGTTCAGCGTACGGCTTCAGAGAAAGATTCACTGTTTATCCAGTTCGAACAGTCACGCGCGGCTGCAGTCAAGCTGCAGGAACAGATGCGCTTCATCAACGAGGCGATGAACGATACTGGTCGGTCTCAGAGTGAGAAAGACGGGTTCTTGTCTCAGCAGTCGCGCACGGCTGCAGAGCTTGAGGCGCAACTGCAAAGCATGGGCAGACTGCTTCAATCGCTCGCGTCTATCGAGCCGGTCGGCGGGAAAATGCTGATTTCAGTAGAGGAGCTTCGGCCCCTACAGGAGGAGCTTGCAAAACTAACGGCTGCGTCTGGCGGTCTCCGGCTGGACGGGCTTACCAGCGCTCGCCAGCAGCTTGAAAGTCTAGCTAGTAATCTCGACACTGGCCGGGCAGCAATGGATCTTATGGTGAAAACCTCGGTTGAGGGCTTGCAGAAGATCGCACAAGCCACCAATACCGAGATGCCGGTTATCGCCCGCAACATCGCTGCCGCGTTCTCCGACCCCGCAATCCAGCAAGCCATCACGGACATGCAGGCTACGCTTAACGCAGGCCTTGTGGATGTTGGCGGTATTCGCTACTCTGCGGAGCAAGCCCGCACGGACGCAGAGAACTTTGCAGCATTGTGGAAAGAGGCGGCAGGCTCTATCAGCCTCACCGCGCCGGCCATTGCCTACCCGGAAAACCTACCACAAGAAGCGCGCTCGTTCATCAGCAAGCTACAGAAAGACTTGGCTATCCCGATCACTCTGAATATCCCGCCAGTGATCGAAACACCGACCACACCCCGCGTGTCGGCAGACGTTGCGATTGATCCTGACCAGATCCAGAAAGCTATCGATGCCGGTAACTACAAAATTGATGCGGAGATCAACGCTACTGGTGCGAGTAACGTGATCGTCCCTCAGAACAATGCGGACGGGGGCTATATCCGGGGGGCTGGTACAGGGCGTAGCGACTCCATACTGTCTTGGCTGTCGCACCGTGAGTACGTGGTTGATGCCAGAACTGTTCGTATGTTTGGTCCGGGGTTCTTCAAGTTCTTGCAATCGGTTGCAAAGTCAGGGGTCAACGTGCTTTCTGCTATCCCGGCGTTTATGGATGGTGGTATGTTGGGTAGCCGTATCCCACGCACGCCGTCTGTGCTTGCAAGTGCAATACCGAGTGTGCAGAATATCTTCAACCTCGGCGAGGGTGGGGGTAGTCGCGATGTGATAGATCTCAATCTCAGCGTGAACGGTAAGCCCCGCAGTCGGGTGTCTGGTAGTAGGGAGCAGGTAGATATGTTGGTGGAAGCTATTCAGGAACTTCGGAGGGTTTGATGTCTGTCATTACGATAGCGGGGGTGGTACTACCTAAGCGTATCCCTTGGGTGGATCAGTTTTCCTTCTCCCCAGCCACACATGCGGCACGCCGTACGCTGGGGGGTAAGCTGGTTCTACATACGTCACCTCTGCATGGTGGACGGCCTATCACCTTGAGTACACAAGAGGATCAAGGATGGGTACCCTACAGTCAGGTTCTGCAGCTTCAGGCCCTGAGTGAGGCGGTAGATACTGTGTATAATCTGCAAATCGGTTCCGAGACGTTCGAGGTGGTGTTTCGGCATTCGGAGCCGCCAGCTTTTGAAGCTACGCCCCTCATTCCGCGCACCGTACCGTCTGCGGATGATTGGTTCAAAGTCACTATGAAATTTCTAACCGTGTAGGAGCACAGACGATGAGTATCGAGGCTAGCCATATCGTGTGGCGTAAAGCTGCAGTAAATGACGACAGCGCCAGTAACGGTGGTCGGATGACGGCTACAGTTATCCCCTCCGGTACGAAAAACAATATCTGGCCGGACGTACCGCAAGCGGAGCGACTGAGCGGGTCCACGAAATACCGCAAGGTCTTCATTCACGTTGCGAACGATGATGACCTGACGTTGATCAATCCGCGCCTGTTTGTCAGCCGACCCACACCCGGAGACGACGCCGTTGTGATTTTCCCGGGCAGCTTCACTGACGACCAGACAGCCGCAAGCGCGTACTCCGGGGCTGTATACGGTGGCGGTATTCTCGACGCATCCGTGCTGGCCGGGGCCACGCAACTCTACGTGATGACCGAGGGGCAGGCTCTTGGTTGCTTTCAGCCGGGTATGAAGATCTTCATCTCCAACACGGAGCCCGGCGGTGGCGGCACTGAGGAGTACGCAACCATTGCGGCGGGTGGGGTCAGCTACTCGGGCGGAGACGTGGCACTCATTACGGTGACCGCACCTATCGCTAACCCGTACAGTGCTGGAGCTACCCGCGTGTCTTCGGTGTATGAGCCCGGCAGCATTGTCGGTAGCTTCACCAACTTCGCTGTAACGTCTGTGGGTGGTGCGTACAACAGCGTAACGCACCCCATCGAGGTCGATAGCATTGGTGGGGTATTCCAGAACTGGACGATCACATTTACCAGCGCCACCAACTACACGATTACCGCTGATACACCGGGCGTGGCGACTGCGGTATCCGGCTATACGGGTTCGAGGTCGGCTGACTTCTCCCCGGTCAACCCAGACTTCGCAAAGCCTTATTTTACGCTGCGTAAGGATGGGTTCTCTGGTACGTTTGTCGCTGGTAATACGATCACGTTCCGTACGGTACCAGCAGCCGTGCCGGTTTGGTACAAACGGATCATCCCTGCGGCGGCTGGGTCTCTGTCCGGTAACTACGTGACCGTGGCAGTCGACGGGGAATCCGAATAACCAACCTCCGCTCTTAGCGGTACCGGGCACGACGTTGCAATCGATTGCAATCTCGTGCCTTTATTTTTTCCGGGGGCGGTATGTCATCTATCGTAAAAGCAAGCACAGTACTCAACTTCAGTGAATCGAACGATGGGCAGATACGGCTTGAGGAGGAGAGCAGGAACAACAGCAAGGTACCACCGACCGTGAAAACGGAAAGCGGGTATTCCGTGTCGTGCCAGAATGTCACTCAAGTGCGGATGTATAAGTCGCCCGGCTTGACCGTAAGTGTGGCGGTCGGCACGGGCACCATCGTACACATCGGTAATACGGTGGAAACCGGCGTTCAAGAACTGGTCACCTTGACACTCGATAACCAGTCACATGAACTCCCGCCTTGGGCCATCAACATCCAGTATGCGCTGATAGGTAGCGTCATCACACCTACAGGCCCCGCCGCCAAGATCAGTTTCAATAGCGCTACACGGACGCTATCGGCTGATAGGCCGTGTTTTGCAATCTACCGTGTCACCTACGACGCACCCTACGCGCTCTATCGCTACACCTTCTCGGGTGCATGCCCAGTACGGCCACCGCCGCAATTTGACTTGCAAGGTAACGCTATTGACCCGCTCACACTCAGTGCTGTGCGTTACTTTGATGAAGGCCTTATCTATGCGGTAGATAGCACATATACCGTATCTACGGTGCTCACTCTCGACCCTCCGGAATGTGAGTGGGGGGTGGTCGGTGTGAGGTTCAACGATAGCGCCGTGGAGGAGAAACTACCTGATATGGTTCTCGAGATAGATCCGGAGTACCCCATCCGGTTCATCCGGGCTGGTGACAATATCCAGCTTGCCGGATCTGTGCGCGTTTACCCTCGCGGGGTCATTGAGTCGGTGGAGGCGACCTACGGTCATACCGCGTATGGTGGTAGTGATGCCTACATGGCCGTAGAGGAAGCATTGGTATTCAACAACACGGCTATCCAGACGCTGAAGTACCCGCCGCTCGGGGATGTAAGTACAACGATTCGACGCATCCACGGCCAGAGTGACTGGGTAGCACAGCTAAACACAATCGCCACACCGGGCCAGACCATTACCGATGTCACGTGGTCGGAGGACGGACAGAGCTACAGCAACCCTAGGGCTAGAATGCTCAACCCTACCGAGATCTGTTGTGTGGATAGCTTCCGGCACCCGGTCAAGATCTTAGGCTATGTGAATGCCCGATACCACACCAGTTTTGAGCGTATAGACTACTATTTCGAGTGGGATGCGGAGAATTCGCAATTCCATCAAGCGGTGCTGATCGTGAAAGGCACCGAAGGTCGGGGGGCAAGCATCACTATGAGCCCTTTGTCTATGAAGTCAAGAACACGGGGAAGCTGATGGATACCAGACCACCGTTTGAGTACTACAAGGAATACTACCGCCTGTACGCGGTACTTTACGCCACTGACGAGGGGTTGTTTAAGGAAGTGCCTGATGACCTGTCGTCCGCACAGATAGGAATCGAGGTTGTATATCGTATCTGCCTAGGTACCGATGGCGGGGAGGTACGAGTTATCGATTTCTACAACGCGCCGGCCATGGACAAGGATCGCCAGACTGGCGGGCCAGTGATGGTTGACGATGCGGAGTGGTACGTAGAGCCCGGCGACTCCACTACTCCGCTTGTGTTGATAAGGCGGGTGAGTGGGTTCTTTGATGAGGACGGTCTTGCTAGGCTATCCGCTATGCACGCGGTAGCAGAGATACAGGAGGGGATACTGCCGTGACCCTGTCTGCCTTTAACGTTCAGTCACCGTACGGAGTAATTCGTGAGTACCGACCAATCGAATTTAAAGGATTCTTCCTACACCCCAAGTCCGACTCCGCCCCTGAAGGCTGGACATATACTCCCGGCGCAGAACCCCCCCAGAGTAAGCCGGGAGAAGCCGGAGGTAGTGCACCTTACCGGTTCATCGGAAAACCCCCGACTAGACCTTGGGTGTGCTACCACACTCCGGGGACATTCCTCTACGGAGAGGTGGATTGGCGCGGGAGATGGAAGGACACAGACAAACTCCACAGAGGACGGTACAGGCTGAGCTACCATGGTCCTGCTAGTAGGTACTTCGTAGATCCCGAGTTTTCCTATGGGTCTTCTGATACGCACAACAATATCTACGAGGAGGGGCGCTGTATAGCGGTTGCTCCTTTCCCTGTACTGGGTGCATGCTTGCGCTTGATGCAGGACGCACATCACCTAGCTATGGGTGGTATAGATCCGCCTATGATCTGGTACGTGATTGCTGTATGCAAGGACGGCAACCGGGATGTAGTCTTGCGCAAACCACGACGCGCAGGTGTTTTAGGCCCTGACTACACAGACGAGTTCAGGGCAGCGTCTATGCGCATGTATGACAAGGATGAGGCGCCTGACGGTTGGCTTGAGTTAGGGTCGGCCACACTCAGTACAGCTACGCAAGGCACGAATTGTGCAGTTAATATAGCTAAGACTCCGTGGTTTTTTAACTCTGAAGGTACGCAAGCTGCGTGCGTTCGCGAGTGTGAGTTCGACATGGATGGCGGGGCGGCAATAGGCACCGTGCGACGTAGCGGATACAACGTATTCACTATGAACGTGTCCGAGCACTACGCCAGCTTTGCTGACCTGCGAAACGACCCCGGGTACGGCTACACGCTGACTGTCAAAACATCCAAAGAGGATGAGCTTCGTGTAGTAACGAAGTGGCCCTACACTACATCACGACCCGCACTTGAGCACTCTTGGGATGTCTATGTGGTAGATCTCGAACTGCGATGCCTCGGGGAATATACTGTAGGTGTGGATTATCGAGATAACACATTCGTGCGTCTTAGGGTCAAGTCTGACATAAAGCGTACGCAAAAACAGAACATGTATTTTGGTACCGACCCCATACCACACCCTGAGTCGGCTCTTGCCGGCGACAGCAATGCGGGCGATAAGTACGGGGATATCTACAACTACGAAGGTCCGGATCGCGGTGAGCTATCTGGGGCTACAGAGCAGTGGGCCGCAGTAAACGATAAAGTGTTCTTGGACTTCTCGGGTGACGGTACCGATACGCATTGGCTATATCGTCGGTTCTCCGGTAGCCGTACTGAGTTCATGACTGGCGTATCCGACCCAGAAGATCAGAATCTCTACTACGTGTGGAAGCTGAACACATACCCACACCATGTCGATGTGCGTACCCCACACATCATCAGCTATGTGGAGGAAGACGTAATGCAGATGCTGGCGTACCCGGCACCCGTAGCGCACTATGAGTCCGAGCAGCATTACTACATCGGGGAGGGTAATGATTACAAAAAGATCATGGAGCGCCGGATAGAGGACACTTTCGCCTCTGCGGGCGGGGAGGCTACGGGTATTGGTCGCGGTTGGCTATTCAGTGATGTTGTGGATGGCCGATACACGATAGGTACTACCACTACCGTGTCTTTCAAGGACGTAGACATTCCTATACCACTGGAACTGGACTACGACTGGCCGGAGAATGTACCCAGCCTGTCGGAGTCCTACTATAATCAGATATACAGCCTTGGCGACGGTATGTACCCGCTGCGGGACATGTTGCAATCGATTGCAAAAAACGTGCGGGTAGGAGGGTACGGCGTCGATGACTTTGAAAACGCGGCAGTATCCATGCAGTACGTGGATCACGAGTACCAGACGAAGCAATACAACTTTCTGACAGGCGGAGACCTAGGCTCGGTCACCTCCGCTGATGGCGAGAATCAGCGTTTCTACAAACTAGGAGTTTCATAATGGCAATCAGTATCGGCGATATTCAGGTAGTGTATTCGGGCGGTGCAGGTAACACTGACCCGCTTCTGTCCCTCGGCGGCGCGATCTCTACGGCGGGTGGGCGCCGTGTAGTATCGCAGCTAGCTACTGCACCCGTGCTGGTTACCGGGGTGACCATTATCGATGCATTCGGTAACAGTCCCGGCATCGGTACGCTGGAGTACACACACAGCACCTCCGCCCTGACGTGGAGACCCAATGGCGTGCCTGTAGCTACCGGCGTTGTACTGTCCGGGGACGGGATCTATACGCTCGGTACGGCGGATGGCTATCTTGTAGTGTCGGTTGTCTATGCCTCCCGCCCCACTGCCAACGTGTCTGACGGTATCACGATCAGCAACGCACCGAATCGGACGTTCGATAACGTGTCCGCTATGCAGTCTCTAGCGGGCCTTACTGAGTATCGTTGTTTCTACATCGTGAATACGGCAGCATCAGGGATTGCGTACTCGCCGAAGATCTGGATCAAGCAGCAGCCCGTAGGGGCGGATACGCTGGCTATCGCCCTCGACCCGACGAAGAGCAAGAATGAGGTAGCTCGCGGGCCGCTGGTTGATGAAGCTGACAGTACTAATGTGCTCTCGGGGCTCAGCTTCTCTGCCCCTAGTAGCCAAGCTGCCGGGCTTGAACTTACTTCGGCTCTCGCGCCGGGTGAGTATCACCATTTCTGGATGCGTCGCGTAGTACCTCCTGATACCACCACGCAGGTGATTAACAACCACTCGTCGCTCGGCATCTCGGCGCTGATGTAACATGGCTACCGGCGATCTTTTGCTCGTCTACGCAGGCGAGCACACATACAACGAGTCTCTATCCACAGGCGGGCGCATATCCGCTGTACAGCCTGAGCCTCACCGTAATCTCCGTATAGTGCCGGAGACGGTCACGGGCGGGGTATGGCCTATTCCGGGGTTGGAGGTGCTGGAGTTTACGCTAGGTAGTAGCGCTTATGATCTGAACGAGCCTATATCTCTCACGGTGGATGTCTACGAGCTAGATTTCTCCAGCCCGTACTACGATATCTCCGTAGAGTTGTATCAGGCAGTGGCAGGCAGCACGTACTACACTATACGCATGGCTCCAGACAGCACATCGCACCCCGCGACTTTGCGGTGTATCTACGTTACCGCGATATACGGTGACAGTGTGAACGACACAGTTATGGTGTGCGATGTAACACCGAGTCTACTTTCGGTAACCAGCCACTACAGGACTGTGTATGCAGAACCGCACAGTAATGTCAGCGCGGATGCCATCGGTACTGGTAGATTCCTGTCGCCCCAGTCGCTGCGCACCCCGGCGGGGGCGCCTATAGCTACGGTGTCGTGTGTCTACAACTACGCAATCACCCTAGCTTTCGCCACCGGCCTATACGACTCTGGCTCCACGCCTGTAGGTACCGGTACTAGCTATTTTGGTATCCGCGTGACTGTATATAGGTACGGTTCCGAATACCGAGTAGAGACTCAACTACGTACTGCCGCAGGGTCTCTATCCGGTACTCAGGAAGTGGCGGTCACGCCCGGTACCGGTATTAAATACGTAAAGCATGTAGTACCTTCTGCGTCAGCAATGGCCGTCATAGCTGTAGACACTGATCGGCTGCAGGATGTGTATTTTGTCGGCTACGGAAATATGGGGTACATGGCGTACAGCCAGCTTATGTTCCTGCAGCCTAGTGTCAACCCCATAATACCCACACTTTACGCATCGTCTGCAGGTGGGGACAATCCCGGGGAGCATAGGGCGTGGTATGTAGTCAACATGTCAGATACAGAAACGTTAACTGCGTATATCTTCGGAGCCCCCAGCACACCTGCTATAGCCGGCAGTACGCTTCGTATCCGCGCAGATGCGTCTATACCGGATGTTGAAGTCAGCGGCTGGGGTCTGGTCGGTGACGGTGTTACTACTGGGGTGGTAACCATGGTGGGTGGCGGAGCAGACTCTCTGACAGGCACCAGCGGAGTCTATACCCCACACACCCTAGGTACTCTTGAGCCCGGACAGTCTGCTGGTTTCTGGGTGGAATATAAGACTCCGTACGGGTACTCCGGTCCCGAGATGGTGGCGACTACTGCTTTTGGCGTAACGGATCAAGCGATATGACCCCGACCTCTACTACCGTACATCCTGATTTTATACGCCGGTGCTTGGCTGGGATGGTCGATATATCTACCGGCAAGGTTGTGGCGCAGTTGCGTAATAACCTGAACCCGGCGTGGCCTCTAGGTTCTGCAGATTCTGGGAGGCTGGCAAGTGTAGAGGCGATGTCTTTGCTTGTCAGTTCAACGACTGCAGGTAAGGTACGCATATCCGCCCCGGGTCCGTTTATATTCAAGAACGCTGCTTGGACATCAGGTGTCCTGTATCTGGCATTCCTACCACAATGGAGTGTGACAGACATTAACCTCACAGAACATGTGATCTTCTACAGCACATTTACGGGAGCCGTAGCCGCCTCTGGTCAGCTTCTGGTGATACAGTACCCGAACAACCTTATCTTGGAGATCTAAAATGCCGCTGTTCACCCCGTTCTACTCTGACACATCCTTGGTATTCGACACCACCACGCTGCAAGGCCTGTCCGCTAACGGTGTGCGTAAGTCAGTACCGGTAGATAACTCAGCCATTAAGGCAGTAGATGTGCGGCTGATGTTGGACATTCAGCTAGGTAGCACGATCAGCGCTGGGGACAGTATCGACCTGTATCTCGCAGCGGCGCATGACCTAGATGTGATGACCGACGGGTATGTACCTAACGCTCTGGAGACGACAGCCGTAGGTGTGCCGGTGTATTCTGAACCTATCATATCCATCCCGGCACCGGGCGGGTTTGGTTACATTCGCTGGGAGGCGTCGCTGCTCTCGTACGTGTCTAGTCTCCCGCGCTACTTCTCCATCGTATTCCACAACAAAACCAGCAGTGCCATGAATTCGTCACATCAGCAGCGACTGACTTGGATCTTCACTACATACGAGTACGCGTAATGCCGATACATGCTAGGGTCCGTGCAGGCCACCGTGGGGGCCGAGCATATAACCTTGACCATCAAGGTCTCGGTAAGCCTGTATTCCTTATGACTGCGGCCTCGTACGACCCGATAACTCACAGGGTGAGAGACGAAGTCACAGGCCGTATAGGGCTACTATCTGCAGGCGTTACAGTACAGTCTGACTTTGCGACCCGGAGACGGGTCTTTGTGTTTGACGGTACTAGCGGATTCATAGATTTCGGGCTAGGTTCTGTATTCGATAGTTCGGACAGAGACCTGATCATTGTCGCAAAAGTAAAACCAGCTAACTTGTCTGGTAGTAAGTGCATCGTAGGCCAGTTTAAAAACGCCACCACCGAGAGAAAGTGGAAGCTGGGTCTTTCTGACAGCACGCCCGCAATCTACATGCGCGGAGTATCGTCTAACACTTCTTTTACGTTCAGCAACAGCAACCTAGTCAGTGATAGGTGGAATACCCTAGCGGTGAGCCATACGTACAGCAGGGCTAGCCCGCTATACGGGGTGGTAGTGTGCCACAATTCGACACGTAATAACTACTACGGTACCAACACCACTTACGAGTCTGCGAATTTGCAATCGCTTGCAAACCGGCTGCTAGTCGGCGTCTGTACGGGAGGATCAGACCAGTACATTGAGTATTTCGCCGGCAGTATCGAGTGGGTCGGTATCTGGAAAAGGCCATGTCCGCGAGTGCAGGTACTCGCCCGCTACGCTAGAGCTATGGATCGCACTACGGCACCCGCTAAAGCAGGGTTCTTGCCAGCACAGCACGGCGGTAACGAGTTTTTCGTGGATAGTGCATGGTGGTCACATACAACCAATCTCGCCCCGTACCCGACAGTAACCGTCACTACTGGCGGGTTTAGTAATGTCGAGGTCGGGGACGAGGTATCGATATACCAGAATGGGTACTTAGGTGCGTTCAGGTGTGTTCGTAAGGGTACGATAGGTCCGACCACGGGAGTAACTACAGTACTACCACGGGCTGAAGGCGGGTTACTGAGTGTTATACAGAACGGCACCTCCGTACAGTATCGTGTCCCTTTCCTTTTTGAGCCGCTAAGTGGCCGTAGCGCTGCGCTGCCTGCGCCTACGCTCGCGTCTGTGTCTCTTCGCGTCTGTGGCGGGGACACGGTAAACGTGGCTAAGGGCGTAGTTGGTGGGTCGTTGGAGATACGCAGTCAGGCGGAACTCACAAAAGCTCTAGGCTTTGCTGGTACCTACACCATGAGGCACACGTATTACGAGAACAGGGTTAGCGACCGCCCGGTGAGACTAGCCGGGTATGACCCAGCAACCATGAACCCCCACAACGTATTTGCCTACGGTGGGGCACTAGACGGCGTACTGACTGTTACTGGCGGTACGGTGTTTATGGAAGATTGCGTTCTACCGCAAAGCATGATAGTGGTCGTCGGGCGCATGATCGCTAAAAACGTAGTGTCCTCACCATCCTACGTAGAATCCAGACTGTCGGCCATTGAGGTTCGCAACATGCACACCCGCGCAGGGCTGGGGGCTACCACTTCCACCAGTCGAGGCATATTCACGGTGGCTGATGGCGTATTGCGTATTCGGGGCAGTAAGTTGGCGGCATCCGCACCGGTAGTGGATTTAGCACGAGGTGATGTGCGCGTGGTAGGGTCGTACCTGCAGAACCTAGTACCGCTAAATACCTCATCCTTTAGAGAACAGGTTTCCCTAGCAATGTGTAATCGCGCTATCGGGCAGGGTACTGTTTCGCTAGACGGCTGTGGGCTATATCGTAAGTTCGGAGTAACACGCGCCACTGCCGATATGCGCAATGTGCGCAGCAGGATAGCTGTGCGTATGAACTCGCTGCACGAACTCGGAACCACAATCAGTTCCGGCACGCAGGATATCTACACGTCGAATCTCGCGTACCACATCGCCAGCGCATCTGAGATGCCTGACCTACCGTACTCTTACTACATGGAGTTTGAGTCAGAAGACCCAGTGGTCGCTAAGCGCACCTCCATAGCGAGAGCAACGCACTATATAGAGTTTCGGTTTAGAAACACTACTGTGCGTAACCTTACGGTAGAGGTGGACTACCTAATGCCTGTGGCTGTGCGCGCGGGGGCCACCGCGCAGATGGAAGCATGGATTCCTCACCCGTCCGGTGGTGTGTCGAAAGTAGAAGACCCAATGACGTATGCGCTTTCTAATAGCGCGGAAACCAACATCGTCAGCGTGAGTAAGCCCGTTACCGATTGGGTACGCCCTAGCGGTACGTGGTACGCGTTTACCAGACAGTTTGACATCACCGACTGCCCGGTAGGCGAGATCGTTGTGCGCCTGATCACTACGAACATGTACCTCACCTATGTCAACCCTATTTGGCGAGTGTTGTAATGGCTGAACTATCAGTATTATTCTCTACCGTAGAAGCCGCGCTACCGAGCCGTACCCCTAGCACTGCGTACGCTGTAGGCACTTTAGTGAGTAGTGGC